TCATGCCGGTGAACCTTTCACAATGACCGGTTGTCGCGCCGATCCGGTCGCGTTGATGCCCTCGCGTAGTGAGCCCGAGACGGCCGGCATGACGTGCAGACTGCCGCTGACGGCCAGCACATGCGGCGCTCCACTGACAACCTGTGCCGCGCGTGCGGAGCCGTGGACGGTGATCTGCCGGATGATGGCGTTCGTTCGGACGCGCCAGACGAGCTCACGATCTGCCTCGACGATCTCCCGGATATCCCACGTGAGATCGCGGTCGGCTTCGGCCAGTTCGCGCACGTCCCACAGCAGGACGGAATCAGCCGCTGTCAGCGTGCGCACATCCCACGAGACGGCCCGGTCGGCGTTGACGATGGCGCGGATGTCCCACGACAGGCCACGGTCGACAACGACCACGCCGACCGCTGGTTCCACGTCCCACAGCAGCACACGGTCGGATTCGACAATCTGCCGCACTGCCCATGCGAGATCGCGATCCGCCTCGATGGCCTGCCGGACGCTCCACGCGAGCGCACGGTCGGCGGTGATGGCCTGCCGGACGGCCCATGACAGCGCCCGATCCGCCGTGATGGCGCTCCTGACTGACCATGACAGGTTGCGGTCAGCCGTCACGCCTGTGCGCACCGCCCACGAGAGCGAACGATCGGCGGTGACCGGAGCGCGGACAGACCATGACAGGCTGCGGTCGGCGTTTACCTCGACGGTGCCAGCGTGGTAGTAGATCGTGACCGTGACGGAATCTACAAACGCATCTCTCGATGACCCGGTGCGGTTGTACAGCACAATGCCCAGTGACCAGGCGGTGTTGAAATCACTGGCGGACCACGATGCCCCCCACATGGCCGTTGCGCCGCCCACGGTGTAGATCGCATCCGATGTCGTCCAGAGCGCTCCGCTCGTGCCGACACTCCCCTTCGGCAGCGTAACGCCCCCACCGTTGGACAGTGCGATGCTTGACGCACTGCTCACGTATCCCTCGATATCGACCTGAATCCCATCGATGATGTCGGACGCGCCGATGCCAGCACCCGGGAACGAGACCGTGAGGGTCGCTGAAGTGCCTGGTCCGCTGATGGACGTTGACGCTCGCGAGTTATCGCTCGCCGTGACGTTGCCGGAGTTCGTCCAGCCGGACGCCCCCGTTGGTGACAGCGTGACCGATGCCATCTGCTACGTCCCTACGCCGGGCTATCGAACGCGAACCGGACGGTCGCGCCGTCCGCATCCAGCGCCGCCGAGTTTGCCGCCGTGCGCCGGAACCACACCCCGATGTAGTCGCCGGCCGACAGGTCCGGCATCGTCAGGCCGCTGGCCTTATCGGTCGGTGCCGAGAACGACACGCCAGCCGGAGCCGTGTTCTCATTTGCGGCCGTCGCAGCCTCCGCGTTCTTGCCCGCCGGATCAAGACCGATTGCCAACGTCGCGCCGCCCGATACCTGCGACTGAATCCACAGTTTCCCGGCGCTCGTCGCCAGTGACCCGTGGCCGTTCTGGATGTAGACGCAGCGATACTCCACGTCCGATGCGGCGTTCTCATCACCCGTCACTACGTCGAACAGATCGTGTAGCGTGCCGCCTGTCCAGAGCGTCGTCGATTTCGCGCCGCCCAGCGAGGCGTTCGGGTTGCTGTTACTGGATCCGCCGGACAGGTAGGTTTTGATATCCGTGTTGACGATTGCCATCGTTCTGTCTCCTATCTGTCAATCGTTCAATCGTTCGGGGAATGCGCGGCAGAATCGGCATCACCCCCTCTCGCGCTGGTCGCTGCCTGTCGTGCGTACAGTCCCCGCGCCAGCACGTTGACCGAAAACGTCCCAATGGCCAGCGCGATGTACGTATCGCGGCTCATCCAGTCGGCACGGGTCGACAACAGCACCAGCAGGACGGTCGCAACCGACACGCACGTCACGGCAATCTCCGCCCTGCGGCCCTGCAAATCCGGCCAGTAGGCTTTGACGAGCTCAACCAGCAGCATGACCAGCGCCGACACCCCGACGGTGCCAAACACGCCTGCTGCGATTGCGATGCTGCCAACGTCGGTCATCGGTACCTCCTAAACGAATCCGGCCGGCCCGAGCAGATGGACAACCGCCCAAACCAGAAATGCCAGTAGCGCGATACGGAACCAGCGGTGCCGCGACAGAGATCGAACGTGCTCAGTCAGAGTGTCGTTGGGTCGGTTGTTGGTCGCGGCGATGACATCAGCAACGACCATCGTGACGATGGTGACGGCCCAGAACGCCGTCCAGTACCAGTCGGTCATGACTCACTGCCCTTCGGCGGTGGGATCGGCTCGTCACGCAGCAACGGCACGATGTCCCACGGTGGCGCGGTGTTCGGCATCCAGCGCAGTGTCATGCGCTGGCAAACCTGATACGAGCAGCCATCGTCTGCGCCGTATTCGTCGGCCTCGGGATAGCCCGTGATGGCCAGCGCCCCGGCGTTCAGATCGTCGGGGAATCGTGCCCGTGCCTGTGTTTCCAGCCATGCCCGGAAGCCCTGCTGGAATCCCGCGCCCTTGTTCGGCCCGTCAGGGATGACCCACTTGTCGACGGGTTGTTCTGGCGTCGGTTCTGGCGCGTCCTGTATCGACGCAATGAACGCGGCCCAGCCAGACTGCCGCAGCAATCGTGGGCAGTCCTTGCCGCTCCAGTGGTTGTGCTGCACGACACGATCAGCAGGGATGCCCGTCTCACTGCGGAGCTTCCTGACGAGCCACGCGGCGTTGTCACGCGTCTTCTGTATGTCGCCGTCGCTGTTGACGCACAGTTCGATGCCGATACTCTCCATGTTGCCGGTACCGTTGCCGCCATCGCCGGCATGCCAGCCAGCCCGATTGATCGGCATGTGCTGCACAATCTGGTGATCGTCAACCGTGTAATGCCACGACGGTTCATCAGCTCCATCATTGGCGAGATTGAGCAGCCACCTGCCGTGCATCACCGCGTTCGCGCCTTTGGCAGGGTTGGCCGTCTCGTGGATCGTGATGTAGAGCGGGGTCATAGATCGGCGCGGCGTGTTGGATGCGTCGACCGGTAGCAACATCTGGATGATCGGAATGTCAGCCATCGGCGGCTCCCATGTCTGGTTGTTCGCGAAATCCACAAGGTCGTTTGCGAGTGCCGCGACCTTCGCGCCGTAACGCTGGTCGAGCGGCGTGGCGTCGTATTTCGCCTGCGGAGTCCAGGCCCATCGTTGCTCGAGATCAGCCAGCACCCGAACGATGCCCGCCCAGCCGTTGGCTTTGACGATCGCGTAGCGTGGCGAGAGTGCGTTCCACGGCCCGTCACCGAGCACGTAGCCTGCGAGGTGCGCAGCCCATGCGTCGCAGCCGTCACCGACGGTTGTGTATGTCAGAGCCTTGCGGTACGGGTCGTCATTCTCGGCACCGATGCCGGCCGGATTCAGTTTGTCGCGGAAGATCCTCGACTGCCCGAACGCCGTCTCGTGGGCGATCTGTGCCGCGCCCTCGTCACTGTTGAATCCATAGCGCCCAGCAGACCGGACAATCGACACGCCGAGGTCGGCTGGAATCGGCGCAACTGGCAGGCCAACCCACGATGCGCCCCGCGCCGCGTTGGCGGCAAACCACGCTTGAATAGCCTCAGCCGACGCGACGCCGGTGCCCTGAATCGGCGAGTTGCGCGTATAGCTCATGCCTTATCTCTCTTCCGTCTGCAGATAATCCGGTTGCGCCTGCGGCTGCGCAGCTCCGAACGCCAGCGGGTCCACAGCACCAGACCCATCAGAGCCGAGACGATGGTGATCTGTTGCCAATCCAGGTACGGCGGCGGCTGCGTCATCCTGATGACGCCAACCAGCGCAATGCCGCTCTTCCATGCTGCCCAGTCGAATTCGCTCTCTGCATCGGCGCGGAACAGCGCCATCGCGCCATCTGAGACAGGCAGTACGCCGCGCTCGAGCAGATGGATGTCGTGACGAATGGCGCGGTGGATCCGCAGGTGATGGATAGCGCCCCATCCAGCCACCGCGACCCAGACGACCTCTGCCGGAGAGACAGTCCCGAACATCAACTGCCACCATCATGTCTGTGCTCATCTATCTGCTGCTCAATGCCGAGGCGTTCCTCGAAATACGCGACCTGTTTGCTGAGTCGCTCGATGTCCTCCGAGCGCATCTCCATGTAGACGTCGATAGCGTTTGCATGCGAGCGAGTCGGCCTGCCGGATCCGCCGGTCATCTGCACGCGCAGCCAGCGCAGTAAGCGGCGCATCAGTCGGAGTGCTGCCGAGAGGTGTACGTGTCGATCACGTTCACCGTCCGCTGCTGTAGGCGCAGGAGTTCGCGGTTCTCCTGATCGAGCCGCTGGTTGCGGTCGATCTCTCTCCGGTACTGTGTCCCAGTAACCAGCCGCTCCGTGAGAATCAGCCACAGGACGACGACCAGCGCGGCGGTGCCTCCACCACTGGATATCAGTTGCCAGATGTCCTGTGCTGTCATTGACGCTCACTCTGCGTCCTATCTCGTGTCGAGCACGCCGGCGTTCTCCCGCCGTTCATCGCTCACCTCGCTATCTCAGCCTGCCGCCCATCGGTGCCGTCTGCGTCCGAAACTGCACGGCTGCCTGCCGCGCCAGCCGCCCGCGATTCCACGTCAGCGACAGGTCGCGCTCGCCCAGCTCGTACGTTGCTGTCTGCGCCATGCCGTCGATCGTCACCGCGACGATCGGCAACGGGTCATAGCCCGCGACCGCGACCCACTCACCGACAACAGGCTGCCACCACGGCACCGATTGCCCACCCGAGAGCGTGGGCCACGTCCGCGGGTCGGCATTGGCACCGAGAGTCCCTTTCACAATTGGTGCTGCCCGCCGTGCCAGTTCGGCGTCGCGCATCGCGTTGGCGGCATCCACCCCCACCTCGCCCGCCTGCACGGTCACGACGCGGAACGATTCGCTATCCGGGTTGACAGCCAGCGCGGTACTGGCCGGGCTACTGGACGGTCCGTAGCGGGCCTTCACGGCGCGCGCCGTCTGGGAATAGTCGGCAGTCCATGCCTGCACCCGGTGGTCAAATGCGATGCGGTAGTGCGGCTCCAGCGGTGCCAGCCGTGGCTCCATCACGACACTGCGACCGGGTCGTGCCATGATCCACAGTTGGTTGCGGGCGATGTCACCGGCGTTGCGGATGATGTCGACAATCTGCGCGACCATCTGGCCGTTGTAGGAGTCGAGTGTCCCGAGCGTGACCAGCGGGTCAATCCAGCGGCCCGAGGTGTCTGGGCGCAGCCACGGCGCACGCTGATCCAGCAGCCGTCGCATCATCAGGTCGCCTGTTGTGGCGCTGGCAAACCCCGTGTAGTCCCACTCGATGTCAGCGAGCGACTGCATGTAGCCGACAGCCGCAATGCGCGTGATGACGCCGCCCTGCCCGCGTTCCTCAGTCAGCACGTAGCCATCCCACAGGATCGTTGCGCCGTGCCAGACCTCGATGTGCGCGTGTTCGGGAATCGCCATGTCGGCTGGCAGGATGCCGACAACCGGGCGACGCTGGTCGCGACGCAGCGACACATCCAGCGCCGCTGGCCCCGCCTGATCCCACGACCAGCGCAGCGCCGTCACGGCGGGATTCAGCACCTGCTCGACAATCACGTCAGCGGCGGTCTGGCCCTGTGGAGCCATCACTGACTCGGTGATGCGCAGCACAAACCGTTCGCTCATGCGCCACCGCCCGAGGACAAATACCGATGGCGCGGCGTGACGAGGACACGACTAATCCGCAGGTCGGCGTTGACCAGATCGGACACGCCATCGGCGATGTCGGGCCGGACGCTGATGTGTGCGCCGCCGCCACTGCGCAGCGTCAGGACACCCGGCACGAGTGCCAGTTGCCCGGCGTCGCTGGCCCCGTCCATCAGGACAGCCGTTGTCAGCTCATCGCGTGCTGTGTCGACGATCCACCCGCGCGGCACCGTGCCGTTGAGTCGCGGTCGCCACGCCTGCACCTGCCCGTCATCCGCCGAAATGAGCCAGAGTCCGTTGCATTCCACCGGCCATTTCGCCTCGTTGCGGGCCTGCACATGCACCTGCCAGCCGTCCGGCATCGTGCCCTCGCCCGGTGCCACCGGCGGGAGCGTGATGCTGCCCAGCGCAATCGGCTCCCAGATGCCATTGGCGCGTCGCACACTGGCCGTGCGTCCGACCGCAATCGTCGACCCCGACGCAGGCGAGACAGCCAGCCGCAGGGCCGCGATGGTGGATGTCTGGGACGGCGGTGACCCTGCTGTGATGCCGGTTTCGGTGGTGAACACGTACGATGTGGCGCTGGCGTCGGCAGTCTCGAAATAACCCCAGCCGGTGCCACGGTTGCGGTAGATCCGGTATTTCGCCGGTGTGCCGTTCTCGGGCGGGTCCCACGCGACCGACACGGCCGCGCCGCTGGATACCACCTGCGCGACCATGCGTTCCGAGGGCAGCGATTCGACCCCGCCCGCCGTGATGGCAGTGACCTGCACTGACCATTGGCCGGTACCGATGCTGGAACCGCTCGATGCCGCGGCCTTGAACAGGGCCAGCAGGACATACCAGCCCTCCTCGATCGGGTCGGGGAACATCCCGATGACCGGGATTTTGCGCCACTGCGCCTGAATCGGGAATGTCGCGGTGATCGGTCGCGCGTAGATTGACCCACTGGTCAGGCTGGAGACGCTGTACCACTGGTCGCCGTCGATAGTCGGGTTCGTAAACGGGTTCGCCCAGTCGTTCCACCCGCCGCCGAACGACAGCGCCAGCCCACCGGCCACCGATGGCGTGGCCTCGGCGACGCCAGATACCAGGCTGGCCGATGTGCGACTGTCCTTGTAGTCCGTATCGGTCGCGTCGAGCGATGACGGCGCTGCTCCCACGATCTCGACCAGCGATGCCGTGACGGTCATGGCGCTGATTTCACGGCTCCATTTCACCGTGACCTCGGTGCCGACCGGCGCGGCGTTGGTGACGTACCACGCCTGCGCTTTGCCGAGCGTTTCGGCCGGCCCGGACGGAAACAGGCTCGTCCACGTCAGGCCGCCCCCGTTGGTCACCGAGGCAGTCATCTGTGGGGTGCCATATGCGCCAGGTTTTCCGATAGCCTGCGCCATCAGCACGAGGGTCGAGCCCTGCCGCGTTGGCTCGGATATTGGCAACGTCAGGCTGCGATGGTCGGGATCGAGCTTGTGGCTCTCGCGCGCAACCTGTCGAGCGTAGATCGCCCCTGTGACGGACAGCGGACGAATCCTCGGTGACCCGATGTTCTGCGCGGTATCACGGACGCGGGCGATCACATCATAGCGACCGTCCGGCAGATTGCAGGTGCTGTCGATAGCTCCGATGGTGCGCCATGTGTCATCGGTCGAAACGCCCGGAACCCATGTTCCGACCTGCGTTAGACCGCCGGTCGACACCGACGAACCCTCGACGGCATTGAGCAGCGTGAACGGCTGGCCCTCGTTGAGCCGCCCCTGCCATGCCCCGATGTGAACACGATTGACCGCCGTCGTCGTTGATGCGTCGACCATTTCCACGCGATACAGCGCATCGGCGTCGCCCGGCACCGGCCAGATGTAGGCCCCGCCCTGTTTGCCGGTCGCGATGGTTTCGGCGGGGATGACCGTCGATTCTTCCTCGTAGCCCACAACTGCCGGAGCCGGCTTGTCGATGGTTGCGCCAGCGACGATCTGCGGCGCGTAGAATTTGACAGCAGCCCCGGTGCCCGTGTAGGACGATCCCGCGTTGGAGTCGCGCATCGTGATGTAACAACCCGCTTTGGTCGTCGCGGGCATCGTCTGGGTAATGCGCACCCAGAACCAGCCATCGGCCAGCGCGATAATCTCCGAGGATGCGCCGCTATAGCCGGTTCCACCGCGCAACGTTGGCGCTGATACCGTGCCTGCGGCAAAATCGATCGTGACGTAGTAACCCTCGGTCTGGTCATTGCCGCTGAACAGCAGACGGCAGGCGGGAGTCGGATAGTCGATACTCGATGCGATGTAGATCCCGAGCGTGTTGACCCCTGCTGACACGGTTGCGGTCGCGGGCGAAATCGTGTTTTTGATGTAGACGTAGTGCGCGGATGCGGTCGTCGTCTCCCGCGCGAATATGGCCTGACCCGTTGTCGCACTGGCTGGCCGTGTTGTTGTCGACGTGTTTGCCTGGAACGTGTCCCAGATGGTCGGGGACGTGGCGCTGGCGATCAGGTTGTCTGGATCAATTGCGAGCATCTCGTCCGAACTCGGGACAACGTCGCCTGGGATGATCCGCTCTGCCGTCACGGTATCGGGCAGCATCTCGGGCACCAGCAACAGGCCCGCGCTGTCCGATTCCTCGACCTGGATGCCCCAGACCAGCAGCCCGAGGCTGGCATTGCCTGCGTAGGATGTGCCGCTGCCGTTGTGGAGTTGCACATAGGCCCGGAGCGCCGCGTCGGCGTTGCTCGTGGCCGTCAGGATGCAGCGATACCAGCCATCACCGACCGGCTCAATCGAGCCGTCCGCCGCGCTGAAGCCCGTGCCGTTCACATCCGCTGGATACAGCTGATATCCCGCCGCCACGTCGAATATGACGTAGGCCCCGTTCGTGCCGGTCGAGTCCGCCAGATACAACGACACGGCATCGCGGCCATCGGCCTTCACGTAGGCGGACAGCGTGTAGGTTTCGCTGGCCGTGTCCTTCGTGATCTCCTGCCGGATTTCGTGCGTCCCGCTGTCTGCTGTCTCGCGCAGTGTCGCGGCCGTCTCGGAGCCGTCCGGCGCAGTGGCGTTGTTGCTCGTGGCCGTGACGTTGGTCAGCGTCCAGACGGATCGCTCCGGGTCGCAGGCAGCCGACAACAGGTTCTGCGCCTGTACGGCGTCGGTTCGGAACGCAGGCTGGCAGGCCAGTGTCACGGTCGCGAGAACGTGTCGCCCGTCAGGCAGCCGTGTATGCGGATTGATGCGACCGCCCAGAACATCGGCATATGTCCAGCCGGTGGTGTTGAGCCGGAACTGCAACGACACGCGTTCACTGGCCGGTTTGCGGCTGCGATTCGCCTCGACTGCACGGTTCAGCATCTGCTGGATTGCTGAGACGTTCGCCAGCATCGCGTCCGGTGTAGCACCACTTACCAGCGTGGTAAACGCAATCGTGCGCTGCGTGGCACCGTCGGGAGCCTCGGGCATGTCGAGCCAGTCGGCAGCGTTGTTGATCGTGCCGACCGCGTGGCGCACGATATCGGTCAGATCGAGATAGTCCGTTGGCGTCCCGAGTCGGACATCAAAGCTCATGCCTAGCCCCCTATTCCGACTGGCGCGAGTTGTTCGTCGCGGTATTGCTGGTCCGCGTACCACTGGCCCACGACTGAGCCGTCGGTCATCGTCAGGTTGATCGTGTTGCCGATCCGCACGGTGCCATTGCGTACGTCCGCTGCGTTGAAGCCGCTGGACGAACCGCCCGAACTGCCGCCTGGATTCCGGATGTACTGGCCGCTGACAGCGTTGCGCTGCGCAATGGACATTGAGTCGCGGCCGCTGGTGAGTAGATCAACGATGGTGTTGATCTTCATTGCCACGGCCTCGGCATCAATGAGACCGTCGCCGAGTTCGTCGCCCATCTCTGCGATCATCTGGACTGCGGTCTTGACATCGCCCAGATAGTCGTCAATCCCATCCAGCAGTCCGCCGCGGTAGCGCTTGAGTCCGCTGAAATCGGAGCTTTGAATGAGTAGTGCGAGTACGTCCCCTGCTGTTTCGGTGAAGTGCTGAGCGCCGTCCAAGCCCTCCTTCTCAAACTTGGCCGCCTCAGTGACGATTCGATCTGTTGTGTCATCCAGGAACCCGAAATAGGCATCCAGCGCCTTTTGGTTCGGGGCAATGAACCGCTGAAGCTCGGACATGTTGGATGCAGCGCCAATCAGGCCCAGAACATCCCCCGCGGCCTTCGAGAATCGGCTGGCCTGTTCTAGCCCTTCCTTCTCGTACTTGGCTGTTACGGTGCCGACCAGTTCGTCAACGAAGTAGTCCGTCCAGTTGATGAACTGGTTCACATCCTCTTCGGCAGGAGCGCGGAAATCTCGTAGCGCACGGAACCCATCAACGCCATTGCGCAGGATGCTGACAATATCGCCAGCGGTCTTGGCAAATCGCGATGCTGCGGCCAGCCCCTCTTCACTGAATCGCGATGTGCTATTGCCCTCTAGTTCATCGACGATGTAGAGAAGCCAATTGAGGAACCAGTTCACGTTCTCTTCGGCTGGAGCAACAAAATCGCCAAGAGCGTTGAACCCGTCTACGCCGTTCTTGAGCAGATTGACAATCGGCGCTGCCGTGTCGGCAAAGAGTTTGGCAGCCGCAAGGCCGTTCTCATCGAACATCGCAGCACTGTCGGCAATACTGCGTACTGCGTGCTCTGCCATGAATTTCAACGCGGAAATGTTGGCGGCAACTGTTGGGCTGTAATCGACGACCGTCTCGCCGAAATCGTTGTACAGGCTGAGGGTATCGCCGATTAGCCCAACGGCCTCTGACCCCGCACTGGCATAGAGCTTGGCGTGTTCGATGAAATCCTTATCGAACATCGCGGCGCTATCACCGACCGATTCGGTGACATGCTCAGACATGAACTTCAGTTGGCTAACGCCACTTTCGATCTGCGGCGTGTACGACACTGTTGTCTCAGATAGCGCAGTTAGGAGATTCAACGTGTCGTCAATCAGATGCACGCCTTCGCGTGCGGCTGATGCGTAGTCCTTCAGCCTGGCAATGTCGTCATCGTCAAATCGCTGAGACGCGGCGTCAAGGTCTGCGATCAGGCGATCCAGAAAGTCCTTGTAGAGTGATCCACCGTCACCACTGATCGAAACGGTGTCAACCGGCTGCCCAGCCGCGACACCACCCGTGTTGCCGGCAAGTCGCCTCCCGACGATGCCACCCTCGGCCATCGGGACGATGCCAGCCTGCGATAGTAACTGGTGCATGCGTGCTGGTTTCGACAGCGGCAGCACGAGTTCCGGCCCGTCCTCGCCGATCAGCGCAACCGTCGGTTTGTCGTGGAAGCCGCCCTCGGCCTGCGTGATGCCAACGACGGTGCCACCCGAGTGGTAGCCGTAGGCCTGCATGGCCAGCGGGTCGCCGGTCGAGACGAAATGCGCCTCGATGGTCGCGGTTGCGCGGCGTCCGTCGAAATCATTGAGCTGAATCCGTGCGTCCTCGATTTTGGAGTTGAACGGGTCGTTGTCCAGATCAGCGGTCGGCTCGGCCTGCGCCTGGTCGAATTCGGTCAGGCCCTGTTTGGACTGCCCGACACCCAGGTCAAACGCCGTGGTGTCCAGCGTGACCTTCGGATTTGCCGTCGTGCCGTCCAGCTCGCCCATTTTGGTAATCAGGTCGTTGATCGCCGTGACGAGGTTCTGGTTGATCGCCGTCGTCAGGTTCTCGATTGCCAGTTGTGCGCCGGACTGCGGGTCAACGTCGGACAGCAGCGCCGTGGCGTTGGACAGCCGTTCGTTGTACGGCCCCAAATCCTTCTCGCCGCGTGCAATCGCCGCGTTGAGCTCGTCCTGTGCCAGCATGACCTCGGTTTTGGCTGCGGCAACGAGCCCTTCCTGCACAGCGGCGTCTTCCTGCGCACCCTGGAGCCGTCCGTACAGATCGGGGTAGCGATCCAGTAGCAATTGTTCGGACTCAGAGAGCGCGATGCCCTCGGACTGTTTGCGTTGCAGAATGTCGTATGCGTCGGTCAGGGATTGCTGAGTAGACTGGTACTCGCTGCCCTGCGATGCGAACACACCCATGACGTCATTGAGGTTGCCCTGCGTCGTTGAGAGTGTGCTGAGCGCGTTGTTGAGCTGGATTGCAATGTCGGTCTGGTAGAGCAGAACATCGTTACCGTAGCCGACGCCAGCGTAATACGACGCGACCCATCCAGCGGCGTCACGGTACGTGTTCCCGAGATAAGCGTTCGCCTCGGCCAGCGCCTGCGTCGCCTGATGGTCGCGTTGTTTGGCACCGCCAGAGCGCGTGACCGCATCCTCGACGCCCTTCGTCGCTTCCTGTACGGCTTTCTGCGCGTCGCTCAGTTCCCATGCGCCACCAGCCGCGCCGCTGGCGTCATCGCCGATGCCAGCGATTGCGTTATGCGCTCGTGCGCCAGATGTGCCAACCCAGTTGAACGCATCAGCGACATCGTTCATGAACCCGGCGAACTCGCCCCAGGCACCGGCATCAACATCGTTGCCGCTTGCCATAGACTGGAACGCCTTGAACCAGTCCTGATTCGGCATGTCTGCCATTGCGGCACCGATGTCACCGACCTTGTCCGCGACTGTCACCGCCTTGTCGGCCCACCGCTCCATCATGGCGGTGAACTGCTCGGTTTCGGTGAACGCGACCAGATCGGTCAGCCCGGAGTTGATCTTATCCATGAACGGCTCGCCAATAGCCGCGAGCGCGTTGCGGATGTTGTCCTGGAACGTTGACCATTTGCCGCTGGTCGTCTGCGCCAGATTGCCGACCAGTGTGATGTCCAGCCCGAGTGACTGCATCGCCTGCCGAACGATCTCGATATTTGGCAGACCCTCCTCTTTGAGCCGGTTAATCTCGGTACGGGGGATGTTGAACCGCTCAATCAGTGACTGGAAATCGCCAGACAGCGCCTCCCGCAGGGCGAACGCTGCGCCTTCCAGCCCTTCCAGTGGATTCGATGCAGCGAGGATTTCGGCAGTCTCGACCAGATCCATGAGATCGAGATTGGCCTGTTTGGCGGGGGGCAGGAGTGACGCGACCGCATCGGCCATCTCGTTGAACGCGAACGGCGTTTCGGCGGCTTCAGTGCGGATTTCAGCGAGAATCCGCTGCGTCTCCGCACCGTCCTTCGTGAACGCCATCAGCCGCGCTTCGACGTTCTCCATCGCGATGTTGGTGCCGAACATCGAATCGGTGACGAACCCGAACGCATCGCCCAGCAGCCGCGACCCAGCGGTCGCGAGTCCGATACCGCCTGCGACACCGAGCGCGGTTTTCGCAATGCCACCCAGACCCGCGGCGAATCCGCCTGCCGATTGCGCGACCTTGCCCTGTAACCCGTCGAGATCGCGCATCTCGGTACTGAGACGCCGTAGTCCGGCTTCGGCTTCCTGTGTATCGGCATCAACCTCGATACTCGGGTTCAGGTTGTCGAGCTCTTTGGCCTGCTGTTCGGCTCTCGCCAGTTCTGCCAGCGCAGGATTCAGGTCGGCATCGACGGATACCTCGACATTCTGTCCGGCAATGCGGACGATCATTTTGTCGAGTTCCTGCACAGACCGTTCAGCCTGTGCCGTGTCGGCGTCGACTTTCAGCTCATGGTCGGATTTGGCAAGGTTTTTGAGATCCTTGTCAACGCCCTGAATCTTTGACTGCGCCGCTTTGACATCGGCGTCAACGTCGACTATGAGACTGGCAGCGCGAATAGCCATTGGAAACTATTCCAATCGTCCCGGCGTCGGATACGATGTCAGCGAATAGGAGGAATCTGTCATGTCATTCATGAGGCAACTCGCCATCGTCGCCGCCGGTCTGCTCCTGCTGATCGTCGCCCCGCCGTTTCTGCATGGCCTGATAACGGGTGATGCCGAGATGCCCGGCTGGCTGTCCGGGTTTCGACTCGTCCTGATGCTGGCGTGGCTGGTAGGCGGGGTGATCTACATTGCCGTTGGTACGGCGATACGCCACAACCGTTGATTAGCCGCGCAAACGATCCTTGAGCCGTTGTTGCTCGCGGACTTCGGCGCGTGCTGATTCCAGCTCGATAGCGCGTGCGCGCCATTCCCAGCGGGTTGTCATATCGTCCGGGTCTGCAACATTCCACGGGGGTGTCCCCCATTTCTCTGCCAGTACCAGTACCGAGGCCCACGACGGTGGCGGCTCGGCGGCTCGGTCGCCGTGTTTCAGCCACCAAACGAGCCGCTGCCGCTCGTCGCGTTTGGGCGCATGTCTCCATAGATCGCCGTGATGACCGCAACGAGGAACAGGGATTCCAACTGCCGCGCGTTCTCAACCGTTGGCGGGAATTCGCCGCCGTCCTCGTCGATTACGTCCCACTTGGCAACGACGCGACTGATCCACTCCGCGTTGAACGCGCTGGCGTCGGCATCGCGTGCGTCCGTGTTGGTCTGATTCGTGATCTTGGCGGGCCAGTACGTGACATCGACCGTCTCGCCCTCGTATTCGACTGTCACGGTTTTCGTGACCTTTCGGCGGTCCTTGAGCTTCATTGCCATTGCGTTCTGTCCTCTCGGGTATGGGGAGAACCGGCGACCACAGTCAGCCGCCGGTGAACACGCGATCTAGAGCGCCGTCAGTTCGTTCACGATCTGCACACGCAGTGCCTTGCCCCACGTGCCGTCGTAAACAATCGTGCCGGTGTAGGGGATGACCATTGCGCCGTCCTGATCGCTCATGTCGCCGATACTGGAGAACTTGATCGCCGCGTCAATGGTCAGGCGGTAGGTGCTGGTCGCCACGCCGGTATCAATTTCAACGCCCGAATCCGCCTCAATGCGCACCATCCGGGTATCGCCCGCGCGTGCGTTCGCCAGGAACGCCATGCCGGTGGAATCAGCCATCACGCCCAGCTCGATAGTGGCCGAGGGCTTCGTTTCCAGCGTCGCGACGTAGGAGTCCTGCGCACAATCCAGTGCCCAGAAATTGGAGAACCGACTGCCAACGGCGAACGAGTAGTTGTTGCAGCGCGTGAGTTTCGTCGTACCCAGCGCGGCCTCGGGATCGCTGCCCGGCGCATCGACGTAGACGCACACGTCCTTTGGCAGGACTGGCACGAGCGGAATCGTCGTTGGGGATGCCGTCAGTGTCGCGCCGGTCTGGTACTGCCGCGCGAAACCATCGCCCGAAAGTGACGGATCACTGGTCCGCGAGAATCCGATGGTGAGCGCGTTCAGCACCGCGCCGGCCACCTTCTCCGCGAGGTTGCTATCGCCGCGTTCGATGGTCACGGATTTTGGCGGATCGTCCGACGTGGCGTTGATCGTGAACTCCCACTGCCGGGCGTTGGTCGCGCCGACCGGCGTCGTGATCGTCGCCGCGCCCATCAGCATGGACAGCGCGTAGACCAGTTCCGTGTACGTCGGGTAGCCATCGAGGCTGATGTTCGACCACTCGCGATTCAGGATTGAGAGCGTGTCGAACTTGTTGCCCGCTGGGGAGAACGAGGAGAACTCCATGTTGGGGCTGGGGACGATCGACAGGCTGGAAAGCTTTTTGTTGGCGGCTACTGCGGTTCCTTCAACCGTTTCGACGCCAATCTGGATACCCTGGCTGATGGTAGATCGCTCTGCCATGAGGACACCTCACAATCAGTGGATAACTGCTGTGAGCGTGGCCGGAGCGAATCGGCGTGGCTCGTTCTGGGTGGAGTCTGCGCAGCGTAGGGGCGCCCTATGCCCCGTGGCCGTCACCCTTGCGGGTGATGTGGACGACGAAACCGAACGGTCGGTTCGTCATCTGCTCGAACAATCGAATCTGCGCCGTAATCAGGCGTGTCAGCTTGTCGAGAAACTCACGCTCGGTCATGCGCTGGCCTGCACCTTCAGGCGGTACTCGCCGCCTGCACGACGCCAGATAACGTCACCGTCAACCTCGGGCGGCAGATTCAGTGCGCGCTCTCGCGTGCTGCTGAACACGATGCCCTTCCCGTAATCAACGCCGGTCATGGCACCGTTGGTGTCGTGGAGCGCGCCATCAATGGCTGCCGCGACCTGTGCCACCACCGCGTCGTCTGCCGTCCGTCCCCATGCCTCGACCTGCATCAGGACATTCGACCAGACACGATCAGCGCCAACGACCATGAGATCCTCAGCACTCACGACGGTCATCAGGACGTACAGCGCAGCGGAGCCGCTCGGTGCCACATCGGCGTAGACGCTCGTGCCGATCAGCCCGGCCAGTGTTGCAGACTGGATCAGCCGTGATCGCACGTAGCGTTTGGCGATGAATGGCTCGAACGCGGTCATCGCAGCAAACCCTCCAAGTTCTCGAAGTCTTCGATGATCTTGGGGAATGTCTGCTCGGCGGCTGGTCGTGCCATCGGTTGCGCAGTCATCTTCACGGTGCCGTACTCATTGAAGACGGTGTGCGGCACCTGATTCTCCAAGACGCCGCCCTGGTTTGTCTCGCGAAACTCCCAGCCTTCCCGCATCTCGCCGGTATCTACTCGGCTCAGTCGGGCTGCGATGTCACGCATCTCTGCGCCACGGCGAGCCACAATGGTGCGACGCGCGATAGGAAGTTGCCGCGCGATGTCAGGCAGCCGGTTGTTACTAATGCGAACCCGAATAGCCATCTCTACTCGCCGCCTTCCCGCAGATGATCCAGCAGCCCGTCCATCGCGTCCTGCAACGCCACCGCTGCATCGGTATCGGCGCTGATGGAGCTCTGCTCTGACAGCACCTGTAGCACGACACTGGCAGTCTCAACGACCGCCATCACCGGCTCGATATCCAGTACGCTGATTTCGAGTGCTGCGCTCCGTGGCATCTGCTAACCCGTCCGTTCTGCGCGCCTGCGTCGGCGCATCTGGTTGAGTGTCATGGCTATAGATGTCAACGACATGGCGAGGACGATGATGTCAAACGCGCTGAACGTGTGCAGGAACGCGCTCATCCCGTTCTCCTCACGTACACCCGCCGAACCAGCCGGTCGGTGCGGTCATCAATCGACACAACCTCGTACGTTTTGCCGCCGTGTGTAACGCGGTCATCACTGCGGATATCCGCGTCGTATTTCAGCGTCATGACCAGATCAGACTCCTCGGCGATCTTGCCGCCTGCGATGCGCTCACGCCCGCTCAGTGGCCCCACACGGCACGGTTGCGCAGATTGCGTCGTTGTCGCCTCCGTCCAGCCGCCCGAGTCGGTCTGCGTCCGCGTCACCCGCACGACCGCGCAGGAGTCAGCGAGGACGCCGGTGAGATCGGCGCGGAGGAGTGCCAGTTCGCTACTCGGTATCACTGGCCTGCTCCGATGGCCGTTTGGTGCGCGGCTTCGGCAGTTCTGGACTGCGTTCGCCGGTCCGGGTATCGAGGATGTAGGCGATCAGCCGGTCCTTGTATTCGTCCTCGTGGCGTCGGTAATGATCCAGCCGGACCGCCTCGGAATGGTCCGCGAAATACACCCACTGTGGCATCTATGCCTCCGTCCACGCGCCCCGCATCGGTACGCTGCTAGCAATGCGGCGCTGATATTGACTGACCATGCGTTCGCAGTGTGCAATCAGATCGGAGCGACTGAGCGACTGGCCGTCCGTCGCGACGTTGTAGCGGTTCGCCACTTTCGCGGCTTTCCAGCGCCAGCCCTCGGCTGCCGCGGCGTTGAGATCCCACGTCGGAGCCCAGCCCGTGTCACTCGGTGCCAGCCCGTCTGCGTCTGCTCGCCGCGCTACATCGAGGAGCATGTCCATTTCATCGGTGTCTAGCGCCGGGTCGGCATCGTAGGCGACCATAGCCTGCAATCGAGCCAGCGCCTGCTCCTCGGTCATCGGACTATGCCCGGCTCAGCGTAACGAACACGGTGCCGCCCGGATCGGCCAGCCCGGTCGTGCCAACGTGCAGCGACTGGACGGTCAGGACATCGCCGACCTCTACGTCGAGGTTCGCCGCAGTACTGGAGAGCGCCAGATCGGTACGGTGGTACTGCGCTGCGTTGGTGCCGGAGACAAACGCCGTCGTTGCCATCGTCACCGCGTCGCCGGTCGCGCCATCGGTGCCCTGGTTCAGGATGTTGAGCGTTCGGCTCTCCGTGTTCGCACCGGTGATGGCCGTGTCCGCGATGTAGAACGCCTCGGTCAGCGTGCCAGCAAACTCCGCCGCACAGATGGTGGCGACGAAATCGGCATTGGCAGCCGCACCCGGAATGATGACGCTATAGGTCTTCGTCAGTGGCGCTTGTCCGCTCACTTCCGTTCCTCCTTCGCCCGCCGAACAGAACCGGCTAGCGTGTAGTCCTCATTGGGCCGCTCGTCCGGCACGGTGCCGAAATAGCCCTTTTCGTTGGCCTCGTCGAACGCCGACTGCACCTCGGAATGCCCGACGTCGTCAGTTCGCGAGGATGCGGGAGCCTTTTTCTCCGTCATCGGTCGAGTTCCTTTCTGCGAGCCACTGGACAATCGGCTCATAGTCGTCATCGAGGGCGGCACGCGCGGCGGCATTGCCGGCCAGCCCCCGCTCAATGGTCGCGCGTTGGCGTGCCATCTGCGCCTGCTGGCTACGGTAGAGCGCCGCGCGTTCCTCCTCGGTCATCACTAGGTGGCCGGAGTTCGCAGGACTGCCGCCGGGTAACGGCTACCCTCGGTGACCTGCTGGTAGTTGATCGGGTTGGAGACCTGCCACCCCACACGGAACACGACGCGCAGCGCGACCATGTCCTGCTGTGGGAGGTTGTAGATAATCGCCCCGGTGTTGTCGGTGATAACACCCTCGGTGATGATCTTGTACGTGATGTCCTGCCGGACACCGATCACGAAATTCTCACGCTGCATCGCGATGGCCTCAGCCACACTCGTGCCACTCGGCCACTGGCCCGCCATCGGATACGTCACCGGCACACCGAACGCCTGCGCGGTCGAAACCTCCTGGAGCATCTGGCCGTCGGTCGCGCGATTGTTCCGCAGGAACGCACGCACAGTTGTGTTCGCAATGATGGCGTTCGGGTTGTATCCGTCTTCTTCCAGTGTCGCGAACAAATCCGAGATATCGCCGGTGTAGCCACCCTCAGATACGGCGTTAGCGCCGCGTGCAACGACGTTGCCAGCCGCGACAGCGGCAGCCACGACGTTGGTCGGCCACGACGAGGGCGCGTTCGTGCCGAAAAACACAGCGGCATCAAGGGCGCGGCCAATGGCCTGTTCCAGCAGCGGCTGGATGGCCCCGAACACGTCGTAGCCAGCATCGTCGAGGACGGCTTCGGGGATCGGGACGATAGCGGCCAGCTCCTCAATGTTGAGGTAGGCGTTCGACCATGCTGCCTCGGTCGTTTGCTTGAGACCGGTATCTGTCGGAGTGACGAAATAGGCCGTTGGCAGCGCAGACAGGACGGGGAAACGCACCTGATTGCGTGCGACCGGAATGCGGGTGAATGTGGCCAGCGCGGCACTGGTGTTGGACAGATTGCCGAGCATGGCGTTGGACACCTGCTCCGGAATCATCGCCGCCGCGTCGGCACGGCTAATCAATGAGTTATAGGGCATGTCGGGTTCCGTTTCGTTTCAGCGGCCTAGACGCTGTGCCCGGCCGCCCGTCGGATCAACTGGTTCATGTCACGAGTAGCGACAACGTCACCGCGAGCCCCGGCGTCCACTGAGCCGTTCTGGCTCCTGAACAGCGACGGGTATTGCGCTTTCAGATCGGTCATCGCGCGAGACAGCGCCTTCGGATCGTCGATCGCCTCGGGATCGATACGGCCAGCAACGAGGTCGGGATAGACGGCACCGGCGTCACGCGCGGCAGCCTCGGCACGCATTGAGCGCAGCGTCTGGCGCAGTTCATCGCGCTCCGCGGTGGTCGCTTCGAAGTCCCGCTTGAGCTTCTCGGACTCCGAGAGTTGCGCGTCCTCAAGGTCCTTGAGCCGCTTTCGCAGACTGCTGGCTTCGTTGCGCAGCTTGCGCGCTTCTTCGCGGCTCAGCCCGCCGTCGTTCGTCGGAGCGTCCGCCTGGGTCGTCTCCGGCTGCTGCTGGGATTCGGTGCCCGCCTGGGGCGTGGTCTCGGCGTCCGCCTGGGTCGCGTCGACCTGTGGATCGTCTGCCATTCGATTCCTCGCAAACGAAAGTGCCCCGCGACGACCGTTTCCGGTCATCAACGGGGCACTGCCTCCGCACTATCTGGTTGTGCTGTCAGTCTAGCCGATGAGTGGGCGTTACGTCAATCAGGCTGCTCCGGCATCTCGCCGAACAATTCCGCCAGCTCTGCCAGCGCCGCCTCACGCTCGTGCTGCGCCATGCGTTCCCGCTGCGGTGGCAGGTCGTTGTACTCCATCTCGGCCAGATCGTCGGCGGTCATGTCGCTGTAGTCAATCGCCAGTTTCTTCATGCCGTGCCTCCCTATCAGAACGGGGCGGCACAATCGCCGCCCCGTCATTCCCTCTACGCGCTAAACTGTGGTTTGCCGCGCAACAGGTTCATCATCTGCCGCCGCGTCTCGGCCATCTCCGGCGATTCCTCTGGCTCCGGCGCTGCGAACCGCTCGTTGACGGCCGCGATGTGCCAGCACTGGATGCCGCGCAGCGCCGCCTCGCAGTTGCAGGTCATCTGCCCCTTGCGCCGCGCCACGATGTAGACCTGCCCGATCTGCCGACGGCTCGGGACAACCCACTCGCCATTGCCACGTACAACGATGTGTTGCTTCGCGACCTCGGTGTTCGCCTGCAACTGCTCTCGTGTCATCGTGCCCTCTCCCGTTCTGTGTTAGCGTTACTCTCTATACAGTATTATACAGTGATATACATGATAGTCAAGCATCAAACACAGTGATATGCTATGTATTGCATGGATAGGAGACGCATGAGCGAACAACGATGGTTGACCGTCAAACAGGTCGCAGAGCAGTTACAGGTGCATCCCGAGACGGTTCGTGACTGGCTACGGGCGGGGAGGTTGAATGGCACGCGAATTAGCCGACGTGCTGGCTGGCGCATACGGCCCGAGGATGTGCAAGCGTTTGTGGAAGGAGGTGGCGATGCCGACGATCGGCGTCTACGCGATCAGGAATAGCGTGACGGGGCGCGTGTACATCGGCGGCTCAACGAACATCGAACGCCGATGGAGACAGCATCGTGAAAGCCTTAATGGCGGATGGAAGTCCGCAACGAACCATCGACTTCGCGATGACTGGAGCCGGTTTGGAGAGGGCGCGTTCGTCTTTGCGGTGGTTGAGCCAACGAAGACGCGAGCAGAGATGGCGATCGCTGAATACTGCCTGACCAGAGACGCGATCACTGTCGGCATGCCACTCTACAACCCGTGGCCTGCGTTGTATTCCCACCTGAGCGTTGCGGATCACGACGTGGTTAACGGCACCCTGCGGTCGTATCAGCCGCGTATCAGCACGATCAGAAAACTAGCAACAGCGTTAGGTGTAGACCCGGAGGAGTTGATCGCCGATAGCCAACGGTCGGAGTAGACGATGAATCACTGCAAGACGTGCAAGTGGTGGGCACAGTTCGACAACGATCCTGAGCAGGGCGCGTGTGAACTCACCATCTCATCCGACGGCAGGCCTATCATAGACCCGCCACCCCTCGCATATGCCACGGATTGGGAATCGTACCGCGCAGAACTCGTCACCAACGCGATGTATGGCTGCGTCCAGTGGGAACCGAAAGACGGTGAGAACACGCCGCCTGACTGGCGCTCACGGTTCGACCGGCTGGCCGCTGCGGTCATGCAGGAAGACGACGAAGTGCGGTATCGGATACTGCGGAATGCGCAGCCGCCTGAGGCCTAGCGCCACTCCATGCGGCATTTGCAGTTCTGCCGGCAGCTCGATTGCTCCCCAGGCACCGGCAGTGTCCCAACCGGCACCCAACCACGCGCTGCGTACTCGATGCACTCCGGGCAATGTTCGGCGTTGCCGAGTACGCGGCGCTCTTCCGTCGTGCCAACGAGCCGCTTCACCTTGCGCTTCGTCTCGACAAACAGCGCCTTCGCCGCCCGGATGTATTGCTTGGCACGCTGCCGGAATCGCCCGTCGACACGCTGCACGCCACTGGCCGTCTGTTCCATGAACCGCTGGAGGAAGCCCGTCTGCTCACGAAACGACATCGCCATCAGGCGTTCTCCTCTGCCAGATCGCCTGCCGTGATGTGCTGCCAGCCGCCACGCCCTGCCGCGATGGCACACAGGCGCGTCATCGCGATCATGTGCAGCATCCGTAGCCCGTAGTCATCCAGCGTCATGCCACCGCCTGCCAGACTCGTGGCCCACCCATCGGCCTCAGCCTCGGCACGACGCAACACCTCATCCAGCGCCCGTTCAACGCGGCGTTCGTCCGGCTGTGGCGTGTCCAGTAGCCCACGGTCAGCACGACGGACATGAGCATCCCAGAATGCCCGCGCCTCGGGGATCATGGCTAGCGTCAGTTCGGGCAGATCGTCCACCGCTACATCTCCGGTGTATCGCTAAAATCCGTCGCCATTTTCACCTGATCGTCGCTGAATCCCACGAGCCGCAGTGCGCCGCCGTAGGCCGCGCCCGCGTCGACGTGCGTCTTGACGCGCTGCACCATGTCGTTCTCCGACCGTGGCGTCGGGTCGGTCCAGACTGCCGACAGGTCCTCAACCGTCACGTTTTCGATCACCAGCGCAAACCGGATCGCATCCTCCCAGACGTTGCCGAACGCGACCTGCCGATCCTGGAGCTTCGCGATGAACTGCGATTCAGCCGTTTTGAGCGCCTCGCCGCTCGGCCAGTCGCCGGTCGTTGGCACGAGGAAATGCGCGGGTGTCCGGCTCACTCCGGCAATCTCACGTCGAAATCCGTCCTGCGTCGAATGGAACTGCGTCAGGTCAGCACCTGCCAACTGCGTAACGTTGACGCCCGCGTCAGCGAACGCCGTCCATCGCTCGACACTCGACGGCAGGCTGCGCGGCTGGCCGGTGTCAGGGTCAATCTCTGGCTCCCAGCCCGTGATAATCCGCTGGGGCAGCGCCACGAACTCCTGCGCGACCAGCATGTCGGCGATGCTCTTGTTGAGCGCGTCCTGTAGCGGAATAACGTCGCGCAGCTCCGAGCGGCCAAACTCGCCGACGCCCGCATTGTTCGCCATATGGAACACCGGCACAACGCCGTAGGGGTTTGGCAACGGCCACGCCTCGCCCACAATCTCATACTCCTGAAACGCGCTGGCTCTGTCGGGCATCTCGCTGGACTGGCTCGACTCCGGCGTCGCCCATTTCTCAACACGATCCGGCAGATAGAGATTCAATCGCCACTGCTTGCGAACGCGCCAGATTTTGACGGCCCAGATAATCCGGCCGGGATTCTCGTCGTCATATCCGACGGTGACGTTGTGGGCCTTCTGCGGCTGGATGACGGCCTTGCCCTCAGCATTGGGCCAGACAATCAGGTAGCTGTCGCCGGTTAGCAGCGCCTCGGTATGTGCCTCGCCAGCCCGCCGATCCATGCGGTTACGCCGCCATAGATTCATTGCCTCGGCAACTGCGCCAGAGCCGCCCGAATCGCGCACGAATCCAGTCAGTGTCAGCCGGTCGGCAGCGGCATCGACGACGGTGCTGCTCAGGTTGTCGGCAAACGCGGCGAACAGATTGCCGAACGCGTTGGAGAATTTGCGGGTCGCGAACGTCAGGCGGTGGTCGCCGTCGTAGTAGTCGCGATACAGCGTGTAGACAGGGGCGCGGCGTTTCAGGTCGGCGAGTGCCTGCCCGATGATATCAGCGGTCGTAGGGTCCATCTCAGCTCCAACTCACGAGGCCGCGGCTAGGTCGATGCTGGCGATGCCAGACGGCCAGGCCGAGCGCCATCACACAGTCGTCATGCAGGCCATCCGGTGCTGCGTAACGCACGCCCGTGCGCGTGTACTGGTACTCGAACGTCTCGAGCTCATTGACGATCGGCCCGGATGGGAACCGTATCTCACGCCGCTGGATAGCCACGGCCAAGCCCTCCATGAGTTGTTGTTTCGACGGTGCAGTGAACTTGAAGCCGGCGTAGTTGATAGACCGTTCCTGGAGCGCCTCGAGCACGGGGTCACCGACGCCGGTCGAGTCCACCAACGCAGGAGTCTTGCCGGTCGCCTGCCGGATGCGTTCAATCGTCACCTGCCACGGTGCCTGGAACCGATCGAAACGACACGTCGCGCCGGAGCGGTCGAGCGCGATTCCAACCGTCCAGTCGATGCTCTTCGCCAAATCCCAACCGTAGGCGTCCGGCGCGGCAATCGAGAGTGGCGCGATGCAGTCCCGCACCGCGCGCATGTCGAACGGGTTGCCCTCGTCATCAGACGGTTCGGCGAGATAGAGCTCCCTGAACACGGCGTCCGGCAGCGTGCGACGGGCGTCATCGATCTCGCGCTCGTCCAGCACGCCGGCCTGCACCGCGTCGTAGGCGGTCAGTTTGGCATAGTGCATGTCCGGCTCGCCCGACTCAGCACGGCGGGCGAGGTTGTAAGCCCAATTTTTCCGGCCCTTGACGTTGCCGATGATGCGCAGCGGCCCACGTGTGGCGGTCAGTGTCGATCGGACGGCGTGCCACGCGCCCTCCTTGACGCGCGTGGCCTCGTCAATCACCGCAGCGTACACGTCCTCGCCGTAGAGGCTATCGGGATTCTCCGCGCCCTTGAACCACAGCACGGCGCCGTTCGCCAGAGTGATGGTCAACTCGGATTCGTTCGCTACGTAGAGCTGGCGCGGGATGGCCCGCTTGAGGCGGCGAAACGCTATTTTCGCCTGGCTATAGATCGGTGCGACCCACCAGTAGTTGCGGCCCGTCCGACCGTCGATCATCGCCTGCTCAGCCAACCAGACCATGCAGCCAACGGTCTTCCCGGCTTTCGTTGATGCCTCAATGACGCTATAGCGTTCCGGCGCGAAGATGGCCGCACGCTGCGCATCGTAGAGCCACGGGCGACGGTAGCCGACGCTGGGGCTATTCGTCGTCGCCGTCATCGTCATCACCGATGAGCAACGTGAAGGTCAGCGGAGCTCCGTTCGCCCCCGTGTGCTGGTGGTCATAGCGTTCGCGGAATCGCTGCGGCGCACGAGCTTTCAGCAGGAACATCAACAGAGTGTCGGAGTAGTCGTACACCGTGTCGATGAGCGTGCCATCGCGACTGTACACCGGCTTCTGGACACCCTCAACTGCCCGCCGGTACGCCTCGCGCTCCATGAGTTCGGTCGATTCGATCTCAGCATCTGTAAACGCCGCCAGGAACTTGGCATCGTTCTCTTTCCAGCGATAGACATCTCGCCGGTCAACGCTGGTATCGCGACAGGCAGCCGAGACATTGCCAAGCACACGGAACGCCTCGAGAAACGCTTTTTTATGTTGTGCTGTCTGTGCGCGTGTTGCCATTGATTCCCAACAAAAACACCCCGCGCCCGGAATTCACCGGGGGACGGGGCACTGCCTCCGACATATTCGATTCACCGCTATTGTCGCCGCTCTCTGCGCATTCTGTCAACTGCGCGGGTGTTGCCAATCCGGTTGTCGCGACCGCAGACGGGGCAGACGACAACAATACGACGATCCTCGGTCACCTCAACCTCGCCGAGGGGGACGATCCGGCCGCTGGCCATTCTGACTGCGACGGCATCGCCACAGTCTCGACAGATGACGAGATACGGCTGTATGGGTTGACCGGCGTTGCGTGCTGCGCTCTCCGCAGTCATGCATCCTCCTCGATGGCTCAGCGCCGGCCACACTGAGCGTAGGGTGTTGGTTAGCGGGTTCGCGTCCTGAAGTCCATCGACGTTATCGGGATCGCCAATTCAGTGTCGTTGATGTCAATCGCCAGTTCGGGGTTGAGCACGGTGATCGTCGCCGTGATCTGATCCGGGCATATCTCGACGGTGGCCGCTACTACGTGCTCCACCAACTGGCCGTCAATCAGAACCCGTGCTCCCCTCGGAGTGCCGTCTGACTCAATCCGTAGTCGCTTGCTCATGTGCGCTCCTTCTGTGTTAGCTAGCGTCGTACAACACGATGCCCGTAGGTTCCGCGATCCTGTGGCTGATGCGTCCGCTCCCGCTCAATCTCGCGACTGACTCGTGTAACCCAGACGCACAGGGCAATACACGCGATGATCCCCACGACATTGGCCGTCAGAATGATGAGCCAGAATATCCCCCACGCGGTTGGTGACATCATCGTCTCTCTCTCACGCGCCGCGCCTTGCGCGTCCGCTGTCGGGCGTAGCGGCGCTCAAATCGCATGCGGTTTCGGAATTCCACCAGAGACCTAGACTCAACGTTGATGTGGTACCAGCCATTGCCGATGTACGTGGTCGTAGCAATGAGACCTGGCGCCGTCCTGACCTGCGGATTCCAATCGATCATCACGTCCTCCTGTCGTCAGGGGCAGCGCCGATCACGCTGCCCCGTCGGCTATCTCAGTCGGTGCTTACCGGCGCTTCTGATCCGGGGTGCCACGTCGCGACACAACGGCCGTCAGCGAGTAGCAGATTGATCGGCGGGTGCTTCGGCGCAACCGGCCGAGGATGCCATTCCACGACCATCTGCCCTCCGAGAATCACGCCGATCTTCCCACCGCTCTGCGCAGTGTTCGTGTCCGTTGCCATCGTCAAGCCTCCTGTCAGTCGGTCAGGGCCTAGTTACAAACGTCCGCAGCGCGCGGTGGTCCGCACGGTCGCCACGGGCCGGGTCGCGTGATCTCATCCACGGGCACCAACCGGCTATTGCCCCGTGAGTCAGTCAGTCGCACGGCCAGCGTTTCGTATTCGTAGCTGATGTCGTCCACTGTCCCGTCTTCGTGACAGGTGGTGGTGGTCGTCACCTGAATGACGTTGCCGGTGTCGCTACTGGTGAACGTCGAAACGGTCACGCCCGGCACGCACGGGTCAGGCGGTGCCGCCATCGCCGGGACGGCTACGAGTCCAGTGAGCATCAGCCCGAGAATCAGCGCGGTCAGGAATCGTCGCATTGTGGGTGTTCTCCTCGTGTGTCCATACGTCCAACGGTCGGTCGCGTGGGCTAGGTGATCGCATCACCCCCTTTCTGCGCTCGTCTGGCGTCGAATTGCTGCATGGTCTGCATCGTGGTGCGCAGGGATCTATGCAGTTTGGCGGTCATCTCGTGGTCATGCTCATCATGCGCCCTGTCGGTGCGACGGTGCAACGACAACAGCCAGAGGATGACCTCGGCTCGCTGCTCTGCGGCCAGCTCAGCGGGTGTCTGGCGGGTCATCGTTCCTCCTGCTCGTCCCAGTCGTTGTTGCTGTGCCAGCGGGCCGTGTCGGGGCCGAAGTAGATGGCGGAGAGACGCTCACGCTCACGGCGGACGGTGGACTCGCCGAAGAGAATCCGAGTGCATGCGGATACACTGTCCTCAACTTCATCACCGCCAGCATCCCACCGCTCAGCGGTCAGCCAATTGAGAATCGCGTTCTCGTTGATCTGCCCCGCCACAAACCTCCCGATCACCGCCCGCGCCTCGGCATCAATCGCGGTCATGAGGCACCGTCCGCCCAAGGCCAAAACGCTTTGCGAGTCGTTCCCGTTCTTTCTCTAGCGTGGTGTATCCATCGTCAACGTCCATGAAGATGCGGAACGGCTCGAACCCCAGGTACTCCCGCTCTCGCGGCTTGTCCTGATACCAGTCGAATAGCCAGTGATGGTCGATCTTCCCGTCAACAAATGCCGATGCAACTGATCGCGCTTCACTGTCCAACGTGGCTTTCACTCGGTACCATCCTGTTCCAGCGCCGCGATTGCGGCACGAGCACGTTCGCCGTAGTCTTCCCACCAGAAATAGTCCCCTGGTGCGAGTCGGCTCTTGGTGCGGCAAATGCCGTTATCGTCGTAATTGCTCTTATCCGCGTACCAGCGCAGCGTGTCGATCGCATCCAACAGCTGCGGTAGGTGGTTGTGCATGGCGACGATCAGGTCGGCATCCTCTTGCGTGAATATGGTTCCGACCTCAATACATCGCCGACCGGAAAACAGCACGCAGCCACGTTCGTTGACTACATCGCCATGAACCCACGAGAGGTCACCGTCCGTTGTTGATTCCTCGTACAGCCGCCGCAGCTCAGCCACGATGTCAGTCATGATTCCAACCTGTATATCTCGGCCAGCGCCTCACGCGCCCTCTCGCCGTAGTCGCGAACAAGTTCCTCATCAATGCCTTCGCCGGCCAGGTGACCGGGAGCGCCGGGCGGGTCATAGTAGTTGTCTTCGTCGCCGTACCACCTGAGCGCCCGGATAGCGACGGCAAGTTGACGCGAGAACATGCGCCGGTCTCGTTGCTCACGGAACATCTGCCGCTGTAGTTCGGCAATCTCAGTCGTGTCAGTCATGCGTCACCTCTGCCTGGGGTTCCCACACCACGTGAGTCGCGCAAACGTGCCACTTTGCGCCGCCGGTGAGCGACTCGTAGCCCGAACCGATGGCTGACCCACAGATGTCACATCGCATATCAGGGCGTACTACCCATCCATGCTCTGATGCCTGTATGTGCTCGAAGGTCGTCCAATGGACACCATGCTGATCCCGGCCATAGATCCCGACCGGCCCGATATGGGACATCCGGATCACGTCAGTCATGCGTCACCTCTGTCTGTGGATGCACGGTCATGGCGCAGTACAGGACGGGAAAGTGCGGAGCGTCTTTCGCGTTGCAGAGGGCGTAATGTTGTGGCGAGTCTGGGTAGACCACTCCGTAGGGCACGCGATAGATATGGAATGAACTGCCGGTGAAGTCCGCCCACCACTGGGCGCGCTCGGCCTCGCGTCTGAACTTCCGCCGCATGTTGCCGTTGCGCTCTCGGATCATCCGGCGTCCAACCCGTCGCGGCTTACTCATGCGTCACCGACTAACGCCACGATGCTCTGTTCAACGCCGTGCTTGATCGTGCGGAGGATGTCCAGCGCGTCGAATGTCGTCAGGTAATAGTTGTCGTGCTGTATGCCGGTCCCGTCCATGCCTACTCCGAACCATGTGCATCGGACGACATGCGTGTATCGCTCGTTGGCTTCGCCAAGACGATCTTCTGCCGTGATCGGGCGGCATCCGGTGACGAGCGTGGCTGCATCACAAATGCGCTCCGCTATCCAACCGGTCGGGTACACACGGTTATGGCGAGAGCCTTTGTGATGGCGGATGTTGCCGTCAACCATCGTTGCGAAACGAACGTACTCAGTCATGCGTCACCGCCTGCGTCCTGATCGAGTGAATCCAGGATCATCTCCCCATACAGCACGACGTTGGTTTCCAGCCACACCGGTTCAACGTCATAGCGCAGGGTTTCGAGGATTTCCCGCACGTCCCGCTCACTCGGTTGACCTCGGCGATTGAGTGAGATTCGGATTGCCTCAGCCATTGCGCCGCGAGAAACGCGCGGTTCTCCCATCTCCTCAATGAGGTCAACGCCATATTTTTCTGCCATCGATCTACCAGCCCTTCTCAATCGCTATCGCCTTCAGAATCCAGCCTGTCAGCGCCCCCACTGCCAGCCCGACGACCAGCCCGAGTGCGCCGATGATCCCGAATGCCATCGTCCAGTAGTCAACGCGGCGCGGTGGTGCTGAGTAGGGAGTGCGGGTCATAGCAGCACCGCCTGCCGGGCATCCGAAAAAGCGCCGTAGTACCGGCTCTGCCGTAGGTTCGCGAGATGCTGGCGCCACCACTCCACGTTGTTACGCCAGTACGAATCCCGCGCACCGGATTTGCGGTGATTGCCACGGGTTGCGGCCAGCAGTGGCGCTGTCGAATCGGTCGACACCGTGATGTCGTGCTGGTCTGCGATCCACAGCATCGCCGCGAGCGCCGGTTCCCATAGCACGCCGAACAGGTGCACGTGTTGAACGCCAGCGCGTGCAATTCGCGGGATTGTGAGTGTCAGTGTTCGGCGGAACTCCGGGAGCCACGATTGCCAGCGCCCGATGATGCACCAGCCACCGTAACCAACCCAGTCGACCGGCTTGGCATGGTGCAGCACGGCATCGACACACTCGGCGTACTGCACGGCATCGACACCCTGGCATGACAACACCAGCCGACGGGGATACAGACCGTGCCGGCATGATGCGAGATAGGCGGCTGCGTCGACGGTCTCTCGCACCGCGCTATCAGCCTCTGAGATAGACCAGCGCCGTTTCTCCCGAATGCCGTCCGTCCAGACCTCATCGATCAGCAGGTCATAGGACACGATGGCCTCAGCCGCGACGGCCCGGCCCCATGCGTCGGACGACCGTGACTCCCACACGAGCTGCCGGTCGAGTGCAGCATCCGGCGTCAATCGGCGCTCCGGTGGATCGGAGAACGCCCCGCTGTCCAGCAGATAGTGGAGATCATTCGCGTCGGTGTGCGCTGGCGCTGGGTGCACCGCAGTGAAGCATCGGTCTCCCCCGAGGTTGTTGCGCTCGCCCTGGAGAGTGCCAGCGTGTCCACCGACAAAGAGCCGTACGCCGTTCATCGGCCACCTCGCAGAATCGCCTCAATCGTCCCGTCCAGCCAGTCCGAGGGCCGCCACTCGTAGACCTCCAGCCCACGATCTCGCGCTACCTCACGCAGCGCACCCAACCACTCAATCTGTGCCGGGCGTAGCCGCCCTTTCGCCGTTTTCAATTCGGCGAAAATCAGCCGCCCGGTATCAGCGTGAATCATGGTCAGGTCGGGATAGCCTGGTTCCGAGCGGCGTGAATCGTATGGGTGGTACGGCATCCAGCCGAGCGTCCGCGCCATCGCAACGATGTTGTTCTGTAACTCACGTTCGGTCATGCTCGCGGCGATCAGTGAGGCAGGTGCCGTCGTCATCGTCGCCGCCGTTCGATAATCTCCTGCGCGCGTTGCATCGCGTCCTCACGTTCATCGTCTAGTGCCTGCTGGTATTGCCGCCTGGCCTCAGCGAGTGCTGCCTGTGCCCGTGCCACGTCCGTCGCGCACTGCAGGACATAGCGCCGCAGTTGTTCGCGCAGGACGTGGAACGGGATGGTCATCACGCACCCGCCGCTTCCAGCGCAGCGAACAGTGGCAACGTGTCGCCAGCGTGGCGCTTTTCGATCGCCTTCTCGCAGTTACGGACCGCCTGGGAGTGGTACGACTCCTTGAGCTCAAACCCGACTGCGTTACGGCCCTGCTCGATGGCCACCCAACCGACAGATCCGATACCCATAAATGGATCGAGCACGGTCGCGCCGGGATTCGAGTAGAGCTTCACGCAGCGCCGAATGAGATCGAGCTGCAACGGGCAGACGTGTTTCTCGTCGCCCTCCTCACGGCCGTACTGCCAGCCGGTCAGCACGTCGGTCTCGCGAATGTCGTCCCAGACGCCACGCGCCCAGCGGATCCATTCATCGGTCGTTACCCAGCCGTCCGGGTTCTTCTGCGCGTCATACAGACACGGCACCGGTACGCCATCGCCCAGTTTCCGGAACAGCATCACGTAATCGTTGACGGCCGGAGCCAGCATCCGGGCATCCCGTTTGCCGGTGACGAACATGAGGCTGTGGAGCTTCTGGCGCTGGGCGATGACCTGTGGGTTTTTGGGTATCGCGACCTCGCCAGTCCAGTCGAATCCGCCGGCCGTGAACAGGTCGACGACAGCACCGCGGAAGTCCCTGCGTCCGATGTAGCCGTGCTGCACCTTCGTGGCGATCAGCTGCTGGATGTGGATGCAGGCCAGCGCACCCGGCGCGAGCACACGGTGCAACTGCTCGATGAAAAATCTCATGTGTAGGCCGAAGTGCGACTCGCGCATGTCGATTCCGTCGAGGTTGTTGCCGATATCCTCGTTTTTCCCGCTGTA